CGTCAGGCACTTCGTGATTTACCTGCAAGTGCATCACCAACCTTAACCTCAAATTATAACTTAGATAAGTCATCAGTAACTTGGCCAACAATACCTTCATAATCATTTTTACTTGAATAAATATCAGTATGGCAGCATTCGATTTCCCAAACAGTCCAAATACAAATGATACTTATACCGCAAATGGTATGACATTTATTTGGAATGGTTCAGTATGGAAAAAGGATGCATCTGCTGGTACAAAAGGGGAGGAAGGTCAGAAAGGAGAAAAAGGTGAAAAAGGTGAAAAAGGTCAAAAGGGAGAGAAAGGAGAAAAAGGTCAGAAAGGTGATAAAGGTCAAAAAGGTGAAGATAATTCAACAAAAGGACAAAAGGGAGATAAAGGAGAAAAGGGTATAAAAGGTGAACAAGGTCTCTCTGGTGGTTCTGGTGATCCAGGACAAAAGGGTCAGAAAGGAGAAAAGGGAGAGAAAGGAGAAAAAGGTCAAAAAGGAGAAAGTGTTAAGGGTGAAAAGGGTCAAAAAGGTGTTGATGGAAATGATGGAACTAGTGTAAAGGGAAATAAAGGAGAACCAGGAACTTCTATAAAAGGTGATAAGGGATCACAAGGTGATGATAATTCCACTAAGGGTCAAAAAGGTGAAGGAGGTACTAAAGGAAATAAAGGTGAAATTGGTGTTTCAGGATCGACAGGTATTCCAGTTGGAACAATCGTAGCATATGGGGGTAATTCTGCTCCATCTGGATGGCAGTTATGTAATGGTGGATCAGCATCTACATCAGCATTACAAGCGATTGTTGGATCAAATGTTCCTGATTTAAGAGATAAATTTGTAATTGGTAGTGGTCTCAGTTATAATTATGGTGCTACTGGTGGTTCTGCTGATGCTACATTAGTATCTCACAGTCATACAATCAACAATCATACTCATACCTTTAGTGATAGTTTTAGTGGTAACACTGGTTATTTTGATACATCTCACACTCACGGATATCAAAGTGCAAACCACCCCACAAGTTCAGGTCCAGAACAAAACCAGTCAGGTGGTCCTGAAGATAGAACAACATTTAATGTTAACAAGAATACAGGTGGTCCGAGTGCTAATAGTAATCACAGACATAGTTTTAGTGGAAGTGTAAGTGGAACAACTGGTAATCCAAGTAACACTGGAACCAACTCTCAAGGTGAGTCTGGAACAAACAAAAACTTGCCTCCATATTATGCTTTGACATACATTATTAAAACATAAATATGGCAGTAAATTTTCCTAATAGTCCTAACAGTGGTGATGTACATTCAGAGGGAGGTGCCTCTTGGAGGTACAATGGATATGCTTGGGCACGTATTCCAGATCCTGGTGCAAAAGGAGAACCTGGTTCAAAAGGACAAAAAGGGGAGGTTGGATTAACAGGAGATACAGGAGAAAAAGGTCAGAAGGGTGAGAAGGGTAATGTTGAAGCACAAGGTAATAAAGGACAAAAAGGTGATTCAGGAATAAAAGGGTCAGATGGTTCTGAAGGAAATAAAGGACAAAAAGGTGAAAATGGTGCGAAGGGTGAGATAGGACAAAAAGGACAAAAAGGTGAGGGATCTCCAGGTACAAAGGGAGATAAAGGAGCAGGATCATCAGTTAGTATCGGTGTAAGTCCACCAACATCACCTACTCCTGTGCAAGGAGATATGTGGTGGGATAGTGATGACTCAGATTTACATGTGTATTATAATGATGGTAATAGTGCCCAGTGGGTTTCTGTTACATCATCTGCTGCCTTGAAGGGTGAAAAGGGAGAAAAAGGTGAGAAGGGACAAAAAGGTGAAAAGGGGGAGAAGGGACAAAAAGGTGAAAAGGGTCAGAAAGGTGAGATAGGACAAAAAGGACAAAAAGGAGAAAAAGGAGAAAAGGGTACAAAAGGTGAACAAGGTCTTTCTGGTGGTGTAGGTAATCCAGGACAAAAAGGTCAGAAAGGTGATAAAGGTCAGAAAGGTGAAGGTGATAAAGGTCAAAAAGGTGATTTAAATGATAAGGGTCAAAAAGGAGAACAAGGTTCTATTACAGCAGCGATACCTTCAGGTGGTATAATATTATGGTCTGGTCTGGTAAGTAACATTCCATCTGGTTGGTATCTCTGTAATGGACAGAATAGCACACCAGATTTAAGAAATAAATTTATTATTGGTGCAGATGCTGATAGTGGTGGATCTGCAAAAACTACTGTTACTGGATCAGCAACACAATCTGGTGGTAGTGCAAATGCAACTTTAGTTTCTCACTCACACACTGTTGATAGTCATACTCACGGTGCAGGTACATATTCAGCAGCATCTAACGGTGCTCACACCCATTCATTTAGTGCTCATTTTAGTAGCACATCATTGGATAATGATGAGGGTAATGCAACAATCTATCCTAATCTATCTTCATCTACAACAGGCAGTAATGGTGCTCACACTCACTCAGTAAGTGGTTCTTCTGGTTCTGCAAGTCCACAAACTAATTCTCAAGGTTCATCGTCTAATAATGCAAACTTACCACCATATTATGCTCTTTGCTATATTATGAAATCATGATATAATAAAAATGATTTTATTTTTTTTATGGATATACTTGATAAACCAAAGGGTTTAATAAAAGATTTTATATTTGTCAAAGACAATTCATTACCAAAGTCTTTTTGTGACGGGGTAATAAAAAAGTTTGATGAAGATCCAAGACAGAGAGATGGTATTATTGGCAAAGACACCAATCAAAGAGTCGATAAGAGTATAAAAGATACAAAAGATATTCATATATCAGTAACCACAGGATGGGAAGAGGAAGATAAAGTATTTTTTGAATCACTTAAAGTGGGATTAAATGAGTATATTGAATATCTTTCAAATTTAAATGATTGTTGTAAAAGTTACCCTAATCCAACATTTGGTACAAATGACACAGGTTATAAAGTTCAAAAGTATGAACCAGGTGGATGTTATCATTGGCATCACGATTGGTCAATGTCTTCAGAACCTGTTGCATCAAGAATTTTTACTTTTATGTGGTATCTGAATACAATTGATGAGAAAGACGAAGGTTATACAGAGTTTGCTGACGGAACTAGAATACAACCTGTGAGTGGAAGACTAATATTTTTTCCAGCGACTTGGACTTTTCTTCATCGTGGGTATCCTCCAAAGGTGAAAAAATATCTATGCAACGGTTGGATACATGCATCTCCTTCAAATTGACATTTTTCATACATATGCTATGATGGTAAAAAAATGTTTCTATGGATGAGTTCATTTTCGAGGTTGAAGTAGACATTTGTGCTAAAACCTTCAAATTAAAAAGTGATAGGGGTGATCACAAAATAATTGCGTGTGAAAACACAGATGAATTTATGAGGGTGTTAGAAGTTTGTGATCAAATGCTCGACCCTTGTATGGTTGTTTATAAAGAATTATCCTTGACCACTGATAAATAAAATATTATTATGAAGTATAAGATATCTACTAAGTGCTGTTGGTTTCGTGGTGGTAGTATGATAGTCAAGATGTACTTCATCAATGGTATGCCATTCACTTTTGATGAACTACCTGACGGACATTTAAGAGACGCAGATTTGATAAAGGAAGCAGATGAGTCACGAACATTTAATGATGATGATATGTACCATTATTATTCTTATCTCGTTGAAGAAGAATTACATCCTTGTTTATTCTATGTGGACTTAGAAAACCCAGAGGAATTACCAGACGACATCGATATTCATATCGATTGGGAGGATGAACAAGCTAAATAGACCTAGTATGCATGGTCTTAACGATCACATTTTATTGTAGTATAAAAAGATGCCTCTTAATAAGTTAGAGAATTTTATAAAGAATACAGAGGGTCGTATCCTTTATGTAAATCCAAATGATCTTGATTCAACTGACGCAATTGATAATCAAGGTAATTCATTAACAAAACCCTTCAAAACTATTCAGAGAGCACTGATAGAGTCTGCTAGATTTTCTTATGTAGCAGGTAATGATAACGATTTAGTAGAGAGAACAACAATATTACTTTTTCCAGGTAATCATATTGTAGATAATAGACCAGGTTTTGCAATTAAAGATGAGAGTGGAGTTGCAAAATCAGTTAGTCCAAGTGGATCTGTAGAAGGTGCATTAAATACATTTACTTTAACATTAAACTCTAATTTTGATTTAACACAAGAGGATAACATACTTTATAAATTCAATAGTGTAAATGGAGGTGTAATCGTACCAAGAGGTACTTCTATTGTTGGTCTGGATTTGAGAAAGACTAAGATAAGACCGTTATATGTTCCTAATCCAACAGATAATAATGTTCTACAATCAGCGATATTTAGAATAACAGGTGCTTGTTATTTTTGGCAATTCACGTTCTTTGATGCAGATGAGTCTGATATTGTTTACACAGATCCAACTGACTTCAGCACAAATAATCAATCAAAACCGACTTTTTCACATCATAAATTAACTTGTTTTGAGTATGCAGATGGTGTTACTAAATTACCACAATTTAGTGATCTGACTGATTTAGATATCTACTACAGTAAATTATCTAATGCATACAATGAAGCTGCAGCAAGAAGAGCTATAACTCAAAAGTATCCAGTTGCACCAAAGGGATTTGCACCTCAAAGACCTGAATTTGAAATTGTTGGAGCATTTGCAACAGATCCATTAAAAATATCTAAGATTGAATCTGGTGATGGTGGTGTGCCAGGTCAAGTGGTTACAGTTACTACTAATGTTAATCATAATCTTACAGGTGGAACACCAATAAAAATTCGTGGTATTAATGTAGAGGATTACAATATATCTACAAAAGTATCAAATGTAATTGATGACACTCGATTCCAATATTCATTACCATTTGTCAGACCAAACCTTCCAGCAGGTGAAGCTGGTGGATTGAGTTCTGCAAATGGACAGGTATTAGTTGAGACTGATACTGTCTCTGGAGCATCGCCATATATCTTTAATACTTCATTGAGATCAGTTTTTGGTATGCAGGGTATGCATGCTGATGGTAAGAAAGCAACTGGTTTTAGATCAATGGTTGTGGCACAGTTTACAGCTGTTTCACTTCAGAAAGATGATCGTGCGTTTGTAAAGTATAATCCTACAAATAGAAGTTATAGTGGGATTGTATTTTCAAAACAATCGGGAGCACTTTTATCCTCTGAGTCTTCATCAACCAATCCAAACACAGTATTTCATTTAGATCAAGAAGCTAATTATCGTAAAGGTTGGAGAACAAGTCATATTAAAGTATCCAATGATGCTGTTGTACAGATCGTGTCTGTATTTGCGATTGGTTTCCATAGTCATTTTAATATGATTAACGGTGCTGATGCATCAATTACAAACTCTAACTCTAACTTTGGTACATTCTCACTTGCTGCTGAAGGATTTAAGAAAGATGCCTTCTCAAAAGATGATAAAGGTTTCATAACATCAATTATTACTCCAAGATCAGTTGTAACAAATGATCAAGAAATTGAATTTTTACAATTAGTTAAAGAACCAAGTAATCCTACTGCATCCAGTGCATCAAGATTATACTTGTTTGGTCAAACATCTGAGACAGTTCCACCATCACATATTGTACAAGGGTTTAGATTAGGTGCGAAAGTAAATGAAAAAATATTTGTAGATGCTTCAGATGGTAATACATATGAAGCAGTTGTTGTGATGTCAACTTTAGATGGCAGTGGTAACTTAATTGGAACATCTGACACATCACAAAAAACTTATGAAGCAACTCATTCTGCTGCCACTGCAAATAAAAAAAATGTATTTACAGTCGGCACTCACGCATTACAAAACGGTGAGTCAATTCGTATTATTGCAGACAATGGAGATTTACCTGAGAATATTGATCCACATACAGTTTACTTTGCAATTACAAGTGCTGGAGACTCAGATTTATCTGCAACCGAAATTCGTATTGCATCGTCCAAAACAAATGCAGACCTTGCAGATCCAGTATTTTTAAACACAATTGCTGATCCCTCTGATAAATTTTCAATTATTAGTCGTGTTTCAGATAAAAAACCAGGCGAGGCAGGGCATCCAATTCAATATGACACATCAAAAAATAGATGGTTCGTGCATACACTTGCTTCAGGTAACACTCTACATCCAAAATTAATTGATGATCCTACTAACCCAACAATTGGAACTGATGACATATCTTACATCGTAAGAAAGGATGATGACAGAAGTTTAGATGAGAAGGTTTACAAATTAAGATATGTTGTACCAAAAGAACTTACAAATGGAAGAGATCCAACAGACGGATTTGTGTTACAAGACTCAAACTTCACAACAGTCTTAGCAGATGGTGATTTTACAAAAACATCAATCACTGCATCAAATTATGATTTTGATCGTAATACTAGATTTATTTCACAGGCAAGTTTTGATAGCACACTTAATGTTGCTATTCTTCGTACAGATAAACCTCATAATGTAAACGTTGGTGATCAGATTGTTGTAAAAAATGTACAAAGTTCTACCAATACGTCAGCACTTGATGGTAAAGGATATAACGGTACATTCATTGTAAGTGATGTGGTAAATGATAAAGAATTTAAGTATTCAAATACTGATGTTGAAAATATTACACACACTGTAGGTACATTTGTTAATAACACACATACTCGTACAACTTTACTACCAAGATTTAGTCGAAATGATAATAAAGGAAACTTCTTTGTATATCGTACAGAGATAGTCACTCCATATATTGAGGGTATTCAAGATGGTATTTACCATTTATTTGTGTTGAATAGCAACAATGCAATGTCTGATCCATCAGGTCAATTTACTGATGAGAAATATAATCAAAACATTGTTAACTTATACCCAGAATATGATCGTGATAATATTGACTCAAACCCACCAGAAGCCAAATCATTTGCTAAAAGATTTCCACTTGGTGATGTTGTAACAAATGATCTCAAAAAGAGTGTTACTAGAGAAACAACCAACAAATTTATCAAAAACTTTGACATTTCAAATACTGTAAGTTTAGCGACTAACAATACAAATAATACAGTATTGACGTTTACTGGAGAGCATGGACTTGCAGCTATAAAAAGACACGCAATATTAAATGGTGGCTCAGGTCATACAAATGGAACTTATTTCAATATTAAATTATTTAATAATAATGCAGTACCATCATCCGCAGTTTGGGACGGTGCGACTGCTGATGTAACTGTATCAGGTGGTGCAGTCACCGCTGTTAATATTGTTGAAGGTGGTTCTTCTTATACAGATGGTGAACAATTATTCTTTGATAGTTCATCAGTCGATGAAGGTGGTATCGCTGGTTCACCAAGTGCAAACATTACCATTAACACAACAGGTATTTCAACTGCAACTGGTAATTATGTTCAAGTGACTGGTATTACGACAGGAACTGACTCGTATCATCGTATTACTGCGGTAAACAATACAAAACAAATAATTGTTGCTAAAACTGCATCTGAATCTATTTTAAATGGTCAACAAGTAATCGACTTAGGACCTTGGGTTGCTGTTGGTAGTGCATCATTCTCATCATTAGTCACAACATTTACCACCACAGCAGCACATGGATTAGTTGTTGGTAGTAAATTTAGAGTATTGAATAGTAGTGATGCTAATCTTGGAGACTTCATAGTTGAGAGTGTCGCAAGTGTAACTCAGTTCACAGCAATAACCACAACATCATTGACAGATCCAAAGTATATCCTTAAACATGGTTTATCTGATAATGAAGCTATATCTGGAAAAGATGGTGAAAATCTAGGAGTTAGAGGTTTATCATTATTTGATCATGAAACATTGAAATTAAATGAAGTCATCACATCATCTAAACCTGCATTTAAAGTTACACTACCTGATGGAACTGTTAATGCATTATCAATAACAAATCGTTTCCCTCTTGGTTCTTATATTGAAATTGACGGAGAAATAATGAGAGTTTCTTCTGATTCATTAGGGGGAAGTGGAGATGAATTAGCGGTAATTCGTGGTGCATTAGGTACAATTAGTTCTGCTCATCCAGCAAATTCTAAAATTAAAAAGATTAAACCCATTCCTATTGAACTTCGTAGACCATCCATTCTAAGGGCATCAGGTCATACGTTTGAATATGTTGGTTATGGTCCTGGTAACTATTCAACTGCATTACCTCAGTTACAGAATAGATCATTATCAGAGAGAGAAGAGTTCCTCACTCAATCTCAAGAAACATCTTGTGGTAATGTTGTTTACACAGGTATGAATGATAAAGGTGATTTCTATATTGGAAACACTAAAATCGCATCTGCCAGTGGACAACAAACAACATTTGATATTCCAATTCCAACTATTACTGGCGAAGATCCTAACCGTTTAAGTCTTGTTGCTGATGAGGTTATCGTTAAGGAGAGACTTTTAGTTGAGGGTGGCACATCAAAACAGATATTGTCTCAGTTTGATGGTCCTGTTACATTCAACGAGAATGTTAGACTAGCAAATCAGAATAAAAGATTAGATGTTACTGGTGAAATCAAAGTTGCATCAACTGGTAATATCAGAGTCCATAATTTAACTAATCCCACAAGCACTACTACAGGTTCAATTGTAACTCTAGGTGGTGTCGGTATTGGAAAGAGTATGCATATTGGTGGAGACATAGTTGGTTCTGGTTCTCCTGATATTGTAGGATTTGGTTCAATTACAGCTGCCACATTCTTTGGTGATGGTGCAGGTTTAACAAATACAGGTGCAACATTATCTTCTGCTACAACTGGAACTGAACGAGTTGTACTCACAGATAAAACATCTGGTACAATGACAACTGCGAAGACTGATGCACAACTTACATTTAACTTTGCTACAAATACTCTGACATCAACTGCTTTTGCTGGTAATTTAACAGGTGATGTGACTGGTGATTTAACTGGTGATGTTACTGGTAATGTAACTGGTAATGTCACTGGTGATTTGACTGGAACAGCGTCAAAAGTAAATATAAGTGATGAGTTTACTGACACTGCTTGTTTCCCAGTTTTCTTAAAAGCAACTGGTGCCACAAGGTTAGGAAGTCACGAATTGAATTCTAATGTTGGACTTAAATTTGACTCTTCTGGCAAACACCTTACAGTTGGAAAAGATATCATATCAAGTGATGGATTTTTACACTTACAAGGAAACAATGGTGGTGATATTCACACTGCTGGTGGAAGTGATGGCATTGCTGTAATTCAGAACACTACAAATAAAGGAAAGATCAGAATAGCAGGTAAAAATAGTGGTGGTTCTGACGTAACTATTGCATCATTTAATATTGAAACTATCGGTGGTTCTGACGTGCCAATATTAAGATGTGATGGTGATATAGTTGCATTTACTTCATCTGATATAAATCTGAAAGAAAATATCACTGTAATACCAAATGCATTAGATAAGGTTAATTCATTAAGTGGTAATACTTTTACTTGGAAAGAAGATGGAACACCATCTATCAATCATCGTAAGGGTATGGTAGATATTGGTGTCATTGCACAAGAGGTTGAAGCACTTGGAATAGTCGGTTTGACAACCACTAGAGACAATGGAACTAAAGCGGTTCGTTATGATAGATTAATCCCTGTCCTCATAGAAGCAATCAAGGAACTTTCCGCCAAAGTTTCTGCACTTGAGGGTTCATAAATAACTAAAAAAATAACTGATGGCAAATATCAAGAAGAATTTTAATTTTCGTAACGGTGTTCAGGTCGATGAT